CTAATGGAGATGGTACGTGGGTGATTATTTCGGGAAGTTCATATTCCGATAAATTATTATTAATCTTTTCGTATCTGTATTTGTTTACTGACATTTTATTGTTTTTGTCTATATTCTCCAGTCACATTTGTTGTCCACATCATACCTTCCAAACTTTGCTCTATTTGTGTAACTTGAAATAAACCATGCTTAGCATACTTAGCTGGAATTCCGTTTATATTAAACGTATCTCCTCTACGAATACCACTTGTTCCCAATACTTTAAAATTATATTTTATTGGTAATGGATGTGATAATGTTCCATTAGCCTTCTTAGCAGTAAATGCATCATTTTTCATTCTATCAAAAAATGGTTCATCGTTTAAGCAATATATAACAAATAATTTCTTTAAAGCTTCTGGGTTTTCTAAAGCAGTAATTTTATCAGGATTCATTGATGCCCAATCTGGAAGTGGTAATACATCTATTTTAGCTAAATTATTTGAAAGAGCTGTTTTTTTATTTTGCTCATCATCCGCTTCATCTTTTTTCTTTTGCTCTTTTACTTCTTCTTCTTTCTTTTCAATTTCTTTTTTGATATCCGATATACTTTTATCCAATGTCTCAATTTTAGCTCTAATTTTTGCTATATCTTTATCACGTAAATCTTCTTGAACATCTTTAGCAGCTTCTTTATCTGCAGCTTCTTTTATAGCTTTATCACTTCTAAATACATTAGCTACTGTATCAGCAGCTTCTTGTATAAATTCAACATCAAGACCCCTAGCTCCTTTTTTTGCATAATCAGCTTTTATTTTATCAATTTCTGCCTGCAAATCTTTTTTATCGTTTCTTGCTTTTTCTAGTGCTCCTTCGTTTTTTACAATATCTTCTTGTATCTTTTCATGTGGCTTTTTCTCTGTTTCTTTTTGTTGTTCTTTTTGTGCTAAATCTTGAGCATCCTTTTCAGCTTGAGTTAATTTTTTTCTTTTATTACCATTTGAATCAGTAACACTATCTAAAAATAAATCAGTTTGTGAATTAAAAAATCCACCTACGCCTACAATTGGTTCATCCGGATTATTTGCTAATGCTAATCTTCTACTAATAATTTGATTTGTCATTTCAGATGGTACTGATATATCAAGATTGGCATCTAAAAATACAGATTTGGGCCCACTGTGATAAAATACCTTTGTGTTAGTATTGGGATTACTACCAACCCAGTTTTCATCTATTACAGTTATTATAATTTTACTTGGCGTTGGTTTTCCTTCTTCAACCTTACCAGTGTTTACTGTTTCTTCAACTATTTGAAAATTCCAAAATGAATTTACTGCAGATGACATCTCATTCAACATATCAACAAAAACCTCTCTTATGTTTTTATTTTTTTGTGTTAATTTTTCAACAAATAAATCAAAATTTATATATAAGTTTTTTAAATATCCCCAATATCCCGCCTTTTCAACATACCCATCTTCATTTAAATCAGTTTGTTCAACAAATTGTATTGGTTGACCAGGAATTGCATTTCGTACTATTCCATACTCGTTACCACCGCTTCTAAATATACCACCTTTTAATTGGTCTACTTGCCCCTCATTTAAAAAATAAACAGAGAAATCAGGCATAAACCCCGGTATTACCAATTTAGATGCCTTAGTTGAAAACATATTTGGAAATGCTCCAATTTTTGCTTTACTAATATCAAATTCAACACTAAGTTTTTTACTACCCATTGTGTAAGCAGTAAATTCACTATTTGAATTTAATATTTTTACCGCCAAATCAAATCTTATATATTTATTTTTTGAAAATAATTTTTCCTTTTCAATTGTAGATTTTCCAACTTTTATTTCACTGGAGTTACCGAAAATTTTAGCGATAAATCCAGGGTTTGCATATGTTGTAATACTTTTATTAACAGCAGCATCTAAATTTAAATAAGAATCCCAATCAGTTGTGGGCATTAATTTTCGTACTTGGTCAGTTTGCCTTTGAGATGGTAACTGATTAAACATATTTTTGAATCTTCTATCTCTACGAATTTCACCACTACCTGCTTCTTCTGTTTCAGATACCCCATAAGGTTTGGGTTCTCCAGGTTTATCAACTATATCACCCTTACCATCAATTTGTAGTGATTTATTTTGAGTTTGTAAAAATGTTGGTAATCCGGGAGCTCCTCTAAGTTTAACAGATACTGTCCATTTATCTCCATCAGATGATACCGTACCACCAACTATAAATCCTAAAAAAGAATCATAGTCTCCAGCAGAATTTACACGTATTGAATGTAATTTGTTATAATCTAAATTTATATTTACAGCTTGAGATAGTATATGTTGTGCTTTATTTTCTTTAACATTTGTATTAATTGCACTTTTTATACCATTTACACTATTCCAACCATATTCAATACATAAAGAATATCCAGGTTCCAAAAAATAAGTCTGCATTAACTCTATTTGGGCTAATGAAAATGCTTTCATAGTTAATGTGCATTCTCTTGATATTTGGTCTTTGCCTTCTTTTATTTCCAATGCAGTTATAATTGGAGATGGTCTTAATGGTGCACCTATTCCAGATGATATTGGGTTACCGTCCCAACTAAGACCCATATCACCACTACTAACACTATCACCATATGTACTTGTAAATTCAGTAGTACCTTTAAAAACATCGGATTGGTTTACAGATGATAATATAAGACCATTTCTAGCTCTAGTTCCTTTTTTTGTTGTCTCCTTTCCATCTTTATCTTTAACAATAGTATCTTTACTACTATCATATTCAAGCACCCTTGCCCCAGAAAAAACTCTAATCCAAGCCATTCTTTTACTTGCATTAAATCCTACTTTACTGCTGGATACCTCAGATGTTAAATTTATATAAATATTATCTTCAATGTTACTTAGCTTAGGCCACATATATGTAAATTATTATTGTTCAAAATCACGCAAAATATCAATGTAATTTTGTGGTATTCTTAAAATCGTTCCTTCCTTTATTCCAATATTTGCATTATGAATATTATTAGCACAAGCAATTATCCACCATAAAGTAGAATCGTTATAAAATTGATATGCTAATGTATCAAATCTATCACCAGTTTCAGTTGCAACATATATATCATCATCCGTTTTTGCGATATTAGGATATATTTTAGATTGTAGTACCTCCCTACCATCTATTGTTTTTTTGAATCTACTATTTTTATATCTGCTTTGCATATTTTATTTACAATTGTTGTATCTTTTAACGTGATGGTTCTGCAATAAAATTATCAATCCACTTTCTTTCATAACGTAGTAATTCTCCCTCATCCCCTCTACTTTCAGGTCCTGTATGAAGTGGTTGCTCTCCATCTCTTACCGAATATTGCATATTTGGTGGTTTTGGTTTTTTGTATATATTGAAATCTTTGTATTTTTCTACAAATATACCATGTGGACCTATTTTTTCTTTTGGTTTTTCTTCGGATGGATTTTTTGTATTTGAATCCTGTTTTACATCAGTCTGAGTGCCATCTTCTTTCTTTTTAGGAGAACCATCCGCATTTAATTCTTTGTTACTATCTTGCTTAATTGAAACATTAGCAGGAACATCACCATATCCATATAATCTTTTTTGATATGTACTTCCAATTGTTTCTACTAATTTAAGCGTAATATCAACATTTACAATTTTTGGCAATTTCCAATTTTTAGTTTCAGCATCAAGACCAATATCCCAAGGTGAATTATCATCAATTGTATATGTTAATGAATCTATATATGCTTCTTTATTTCTAAACATATCTCCTAATGTAAATTTAATAAAAGGTGCATATACTGAATTTTGTGAATACCCTTGTGGATAAGTAAGACTTGTTAAAAAATTTAATCGTTGCCAAGCTGCTACATGTTCATCATATGATAAAGAATATACTTTAAAACTAAATGTTAGACTCCTCTCAATACCATTGTATGTATAAAAATTAAATGGATTTCCAATAAATTTGTTAGTATCCCAAGAAGGAGTTAATGTTTCAGATAATCCACTTATAGTTGCTCTAAAATTTACAGCTGCTTTTTTAACAACAGACCAAAATTTTAAAGTTACAAAATCATAATCATCTAATTGCTTTTCCGCATCTTTGATTAAATCATTTTTTAACCCAGTTGCTGATGGATATGAAACCTGTTTATTTAAGTAATCTGATGTTGTAAACATCGCTCTGACTCTTTCAATACTATTATTACGTTGTATTTCATTTCTACTAAATTTTGTTTTTGGTGTTTTTATTACATTTGGTCTAATATATTTACCCCATTCAACATCTGGACCTATTTCTTTTTGTGGAAATGTTACATACTTTGAAGATAAATCATCTCTAATTTCTATCGTACTCGCATCAACCCAAGGTAATACAGTTTTTGAATATGGATAATTACTAGCGTATCCTGCAGTCTCACCAGTATCACTCAATTTAGCTTTAAGTTGTGCTGCTTGCGATGGTGACCCCAATAATAATTTGTTTAACGCCTTTTTTCCAATTTCTAAAGCTGAACCAATCAATTGATTTTCATTTGGTCTTCCTTGTAAGTTATTGGCTAATACTTTACCTAAAAAATTTCCTGCACCAGCTGATTTTATTTTTTGTAATCTAATCATAGTTGCATACTCTCCGCCCGGCTTTGCACCAGGACCTAATGGACCTATTGTTCCAAAATCTTTATTAAGAGCAATACGGCTTGGTATTAATTGTTCAGGTAATTTAACTCCTAATTTTGATAATATATTGTTACCTAAATTCTCTGCTTTATTTAAAAATGTACTTAATATACCACCATTACTAACACCCTTAGCTCCACTTTTCATATCATCCACAATCCCTCTACTTTTTGTAGTGAATTTAATTATATCAGTTCCGTATATAAAAGGGCTTGTTGTTGTTGCTAATATTCTTAGTCCAGTTACTTCTTCTTCTAATCTTCTTTCTCTTGTTCGGATTGATAAATTTCTTCTACCAATTTCAGCAATTCTAAAAGATGGAGTCATTAAAACATTATATGGATTTCTTCGTAAATCAGCAGTATTACGAATATCATATTGTTGTTCAGCAGTTTGCCCACTAACTAATTTTTTACTTTTAAATAATTCTTCTATTGTTGGCATTTACTTATATTTTATGCTATTGCAAAGTTATTTCGTGTACTCTTATTAACCTGATTTGATACTCCTGCTGTAACTTTTGCTCCATCCATATGTACCGATATTTTACCAGCAGCCATATCTGCTCTTAATCCTTTTATTTCAGCTATCATAGCATTTAATGGTGCAGATAAAATTGCTAAATTAATTTGAGGTGTACCTCCGCCAGCCGCTGCTCCTTGCATCGCTTTTGCTGCTCCAGGTGCTGCTACTAAATCATCGTTTGGCGATAATTCAAATAAACCACCTTCTTTTGTTGATACTCTAGTTTTACCATCAGCAGGTGACATTACGTCTCCAGCTTTACTAACCAAACTATATCCATACGCCAATGCACCAGCAGCTGCCACCGCACCTAAAATTGGACCTATAACAGGGATGAATGCTGCAATTGAGTTATATGCACTTATAGCCATTTTAGCTACACCAGCTAATAATCCTTTTTTCTCTGCTAATGCTGCCCTATTTGTAAGTGCCAGCTTAGCTATCATAATAGCATTTTCATATTGAGATACAACAACAGTTGCTATTTTCTGTGCGTATATTGCACCTAATACTCCTAAAAATACACCAGCTATATCCAAATTTTCTTTTAAGAATCCTGCCATTTTTGCCAATCCCTCAACAGCTGCGTTTATTGGTAATAGTATTAAATTCATTATACTTGCTACCCCTTCTAATAGTGGAGATAGTACGCCACCAACAGTAGCAACAATACCCATAAATGCGTTTTGCATTCTAGTCAATTGCCCTTGCTGTTCTTGCTGTGCTGCAAATTTCTTTACTTCAAGTCCTAATTGTTCTTTATCTATATTAGTTATATCTAATCCTTTATCAATAGCTTCTTGTGCCATTTTTTGGTCTTCAGCTGATAATGAGTTTAATTTTTCTTGTGCGTTTAATTGCTTATTAATTTCTTCCACACTCATACCAGCTGCTTTAGCTAATTGTTGTTGTGTGAAGTAATCTTTTTTACGGAAGTCACCACTTCTTTGTAATTGTGATAACGTTTCTGCATTAGCTTCAGCAAGTTTACCTTCCATTGCCAATGCTCTTGCTCTACTTAAATTAAATTCACCCCCAACAAATGTTGCTGCTACCAATTCTTCCTCTATACCATTTTCAAAATCTAATAATTTTTCTGCTAAAGATACTTGTTGTTTTAAAGAAGTACCCATTCTTTGTGCTTGTACTGCATTTTTTGTTAATGCATTCAAATCACCTTTAAAAAATGTTGATGCTGCTTCCGCATTTTCTGCAATATCTTTAAATATTTTATCAGGAGCTATTCCAGACATCTTAGCCATATTAGCAACTTGCAATTGAACATTTGCAGCTGTATCGGAACTCAATCCACCCACACTTTCAAATATACTTTGTACATTAGCTGCGTGTTCAGCGGTAACACCAAAATTGGTTTTCATTAAAGTTAATGCAGCTACAGTTTCTTCCGAAAATTGTGCTACATCACTAAATGATGTTTTTAATGCTGACATTGTATCAAACACATCCTTCAACTCAATACCAGCATCTCTATAATACATCTCAATATGATGCGCTTGATGTGCTAGTTCTTTTGTTTGTGATAGTGTTAATCCAGTTTCTTTTCTAAAATCTTCTGCAGCTTGGTCTAATGCAATAAACGAATGTAATGCTGCCCCAGCTGCAGCAAATACTAATGCCAAAGGTCCTAATTTTGTAATAGCTTTAATTAATCCTTTAGAAAAATCCAAAGCTTCACTCATAAACCCCGGCAAATGATGCATTAATTGATGTTGTTGTTCATGCAATTCAGCAATTCTTTCTTCTTTTTTCTCTAAAGCCTCTTTTATTTTATATAATTGCCTAGCTTCTTCTTTTTGTTTTGTAGTTAAATGAGATATACTTCTCTCAAATTGTTCTATTTTTTCCTCATGAGCAATATGCTCTCCGCTGTGATGTGCTAATGATTGTGCTTGTTCGATTACAGCTTTTTGCAACCCTTCTAATGTTTCTCTCCTTGCTATTGATTTTTCTAAAGCAGCGCCATCCAAGTTTACCTCAGCTTGCTTCATTTTAATTACTCGTTGAGTAACAGAAGCTAATGAACTTTCAGTAGTAAACTTACCATCTATAATTTTTTTAGTGGCCTTACTTAACGATGCAATTGATTCCAATGCATCTTCTTCGTAATCTAAATATTCCTTTCTTTTTTGATATTGAATTGCAGATTCTTTTTGGAGCTTTAATCTTATTTTTTCCTGCTCCATCATATCTTCCAACTGCTGTTTTTCAGAACCTACGGCAGTAGCAATTTTTTCGTTTATAATACGAATACGTTCAGATATCTGAGCGTTTTCTTCTAACAAACGATTTAATTCTGATTGTTCAGCTGGTGTAAGTGGTTTTATTGCCATTTATAGTATTACTTAAAATCTTTTCCTATAATCCCCATATCTTGCATTTTTTTAAACAATCTTGGGTCTTCTTTTTTCATTTGTCTAAGTCTAGGAACATATGATTGATTAATATCTGCTAATTCAGCATCTAATTTTTTTAATATTGGGTCATCATCAATAATTTGCTGCATAGTTTCAGGTTTTTTCTTACCAAATAATCCCCAAAACTCATTTAATTTTGATTCTGATATTTTATATCTTTTCATAGTATATACAATTTAACATCTATAAATATCCCATAAATAAAAAAGTTAGGATTACCAATGATTATCGGCGTATCCTAACTTTAGAATTTGATGATTTATTTGTTTTCTGAACTTCTTCTGATTCTTTTTTCTTTGCATCTACCAACTTATTATAGTAAAAATTTCTAAGATAAGTTGGCATTTTATACATTTCCATTATAGTAAATCCATTCCCATATTGAACCATATCAAATATTTGGGTATGGACCATAATACTATGATTCGGAGCCAGGCCAAAAAAACCCTACCCCCATCGAGATAGGCGCCTCCTCCACCTCACCATCTTCGTGGGTATATTCAAACTTCATATCCAAATCAGGTGATATTGTTTTTATATATTCTCTAAATGCTCTACTATCTCTAGCTAACATACCATTAACAAATTTATTAATAGTACCAATAGCGTTATCACCATCAACTGATTTAATCATATATCTTAAACGAGTTGTGATTGATGCAGATACATCTTTACCAAGTTTTTCCAATGCGGTAATATCTCTTTCAATAGCCGTTTCATCTGCGTGTGTAAGTAATTTAAATGTAATCTTAGTTCCGTTGCTTGGTAATTTAAATTCAAATTCATTTTTATTATTGAACATTGAAAAGTCTACTTCTTTTGTTTTAACTTTACCCAAATCAACCGTTGCTTGTATTGATTGTCCTAATTTAGAAGAATAGAAATTAAATACATAATCAGGACCATATCCTAATAATCTTGTTGCTAATATAATAGCGTTTTTGTCACCCAATATAATATCATTTGGGTTTACACCATCAACGATAATAGATTCAAATAATTTATCCAAAACAATACCTTTTTTGATAAGATTTTGATTTGATAGAATATCTTCTTCTTTTGCAGTCATGTACTTTATAGTAATTCTGCCAGATGATAATGGATTATCTTTTGGATATACTTTACCTTGAGATGGAAGGTCTAATACCTCCGTTGGAAAATCATATTGTTTTTCGCTCATAACTTTGTTATTTTAAGTTTGTATATATAAATACATAGTTTTTAAAAAAATAGAAAGCACAAAAAAGGGGATTCTTTTGAAATCCCCTTAATTTTATATACTTTTGATTAGAATTCTAAGATTGCGTAATCGTAAGTTAATGTTAATTCTATTGTTGCAGGTTCATTAGAATCAAATGCTAAGTCACCAAAGTTAGCCTGAGAGATAAATGCACCTTTTAAAGTCCATTGTTCAATCTTATCACCAACAGGTCCTAATAGATAGAATGTGATATCTTTCTTATAGAAGTCAGCGTATCCATCTCTACCAGTTATTGATTCATGTCCTAAACGAATCCAGTCCATTACCGCCTGAGCTGCTGAAGGAACAATTGGGTCATACAAAGTGATAGTCACATCTTGCCAATCTCCCTTACCTTTCAACTTTCTCTTAACGTTGATGTGGTCCATTACAATAGGTTCAAATTGAATTGAAGGTCTATTTGCTGCCTTTACAAGATATGAAGGGATATTTTCAATCTCCATCACATATCTATTTTTCATCTTCGGTTCGAAGTTCGTATAGAACATCTTATCAAACTCTAATATTTCTGCCATTTTTATTCCTTTTTATTATATTAATAAATATCTACTTTGTTTATTTTCATATTATGCTGTGAAACTTGCTCCAGTTGGTAAGATGTTGAAATCAATTACGATGAATTCAGCTGTCTTAGCCGGTTGTAAGAAAATTTGTCCTGCTAATATGTTTCTATCAATCACATCAGGTGTGTTGTTACTTTCATCCATTACAACTTTGAATGTGTAAAGACCTTGTCTTTGTTGTACAGACTCTAAATAAGGATTAACAGTATTTAAGAATCTATTTCTAGTCGTAGATGTGTTTTGTTCGAACACTAAGAAACGAGATGTTGAAGCGATGAACTTCTTAAGAGTGATAAGTAATCTTCTAACATTGATTCTATCTAAAGCAGATGCCTTATCTTGCAATGTCTTCTGTCCGAATGCTACAATACCTTGTCCAGGAAATGCTGCGATTGGGTTTACTTTGTTCTCATAAAGAGTATCTCTTTCAGCGTGCGTTAATCTATTTAATACACTAACTGCTCCAGTGATACCACCTCTATTTAAACCAGCAGGTGCGAACCATTCAGCTGCTAATCTATCATTAGAAGCGAATACAGCCGGCATCAATACTGATGGTGGTACAGTTGTTAATTTATTTGTGTTACTATCAATTGTTTTAACCCAAGGATAGTAAGTTGCTACATAGTTTGAATCTACTGAATTTGCTTGCTCAGTTGCTTCAGTAATTGTATCATCATAATCGTTGAAATCAGCGATGTAGAAACAATCTTGTCTATCTTCAACCATATCAATTACTTTAGAAGTAATAGCCGGATGTAATTGTCTTACAATACCAGGAGTTACTACCATATTGATATCATACTCATCAGGATTAGATACAGCGTTGATTGCTTTTGTATATGCTACCGAACCAGATGCTGTTGAAGTTGCGCAATTGAATCCTTGCTGATTTGCATTTCCCCAATCAGTATCACCAGCTTTAGCTATTTTTACAGTTGGGTTAGTACCATCAAATCCGAATTGGAATCCTAATATAAATTGTCTCTTAACCATATCAGTTGATGCTGAACCGGTCATTACATATGATAACCCTTGCTCACCATCAAATGCGAATGCTTTGTTTGCCCCAGCAACTGCTGATGCAGGTATTGGTGCTAAGTACTGAGCGTTATCATTTTTTACACCAGCAGTTTCAAAATCAAAACCAGCATAATATACAGGAGATGATGATGTGTTGTTTGCTGAACCAGTTTGGTAAACCACTGCAGGTACTCTACTTTCAGTACTACCTAAATAAACAGGGTTAGTGTATGCTTCGTGTCCGAATGGTGCTGCTGATATTGGATAAGAACCAGGTCCTAAAATATTAGCGTTTGAATCCTGAACTACAACTCTTACATATTTTGATTTTGAAGTATAATCACCATATTCAGTAATTTTACCATTAGAATCAATTGTGAAATATCTATCACCAATTCTTCTAGCGATATAGTTTGGAGAAGCAGGGTCTAAGTTTACATTGTTAAATGTTTCAACAACACTCTTTCTCTTATCAGTATCACTATATGAACGAATTGTTACAGTAAATGTAGAATAATCAGTTGCTCCATCTTCACCAGCTGCTTTTACATTAGAAATACCAACTTTAAATTTAGTATTATATAATGTACCATGTCCAATAGTTTTAAATTGGAATAGATTATATCTTTCACCACTAATTAATTGTGATTGAACAATTGGAGTTTCAGCTTCTTTTGCATCACCGAATTCTTGTGTTGGTAATTGAGCTACAGTTAAAACTGTCTTATTACCAATTACATTAGATGAACCAGTGTAAAATTGTGCAATGTTTTCAAAGTATTTGTAAGCGTATGCTGTTTTTGAACCATATGGAGATTCACCAAATACATCTGCTAAATCATTAGTATCTGTTGGTAAAATAGATGCAGATACATTAAAAGTTACTGCTGAACTAGAAAGTACAAACGAACCAATACTAGCATCATTTTGTACTAAAGTTGTTGATGGAAAACCAACACCTTCGTTACCAGTATATGTTGAATGTAATACTCCAACTAATTTAGCTTGGGTATCTCTATTAGAACCAGATGCAAATATTGCCAAAGGTGCTAATTGTTGATATCCACCAATACCAGCAACTCTTACGATTGTTGCTTGTCCAGCTTCTCTTAAATAGTTTTGTACTGCATATTCAGTATAATAAGTTCCATCAGGAGTACCGAAGATATCTTCGAACTCTGATTGGGTTCTCACAATAGTAGGTACGAATGCAGGTCCTTGCTTAAAAGGTCCTATAAATGCTGCTCCGATTTCTCCTACACCTTGTGCTAAGAATGAAAGGTCATTTTCTCTTGTGAAAACTCCCGGTGATACGATTCTTTCTGCCATTTTATTTCTCCAATTTGTATTTTAAGTTTGTAATTAAGAAAATCCCATGTAATTACCTATATAAATATAAAGAAAATGTTCAAAACACAAATTTGTTTATAAATAAGTGCTTTGAACATATTACAATAAAAATCTTTAAATATTATTAAGTTGTTGGTGCAACCTCTGGTGGGGTTGGTGTAGCACTACCAGATGTTGGTGACCAAGGTAAATCAATTTCATTTACATCTATTGTTGCAAATTTTACAGTATTAATTTGTTTTTGTATTTGTTGATTTATATGATTCATATAGTTCGATGGAGATGAACCACTTACATGGTTTTGTATCCAACCCAATACTAATTCTTCTGTCAAATCTCTATAATCAACAAAACCATCACCATTAAGGTCTTGTATTTCAAAAGGAGTTGCTCCATTGAATATACCGCTATTACCATCTTCATCGGTACCTGTTAATCTCCAATTAGTACCAACAATTACATCAGATAAATTTTCTGTGTTTTGTTTTTTAAGTCCTATTAATTTCCAATCGTATGTTAATCCCATAATTTTTTATTTTATATTATATAAATATATTGATTTTAAACTTCCAATGAACCACTATAATAATCGGTAGTTAATAAATGTCTATATGCTTGTGCCATATGGTCCAATGTTGATGATTGGTCTATAAAAAATACGCACTTATGGTCCATACCAGCAGTACCAATACTAACACCATGTTTATTATCAGATGGGTTAGTTCCTATAAATCCAATTGGGTTTGCATTGGCATCCCTTGCAGCTTTATTTACCCAAATAGTTACTGCCACTTCTCCAGTATATCCAGCAGACCAATATACTTCCGTACCTGCGCTTCTATTCATTGGCGTTAAACCATCGGGTCTAGATAGGTCAACAGGTGGCTTAAAATCTGCCATTCTTTTTTCAACTTTTATATTTGTAACAACGTGATATGCATTTGGTACAGTCAATCCAGTTCCTGGTAATTCGTAATCTCTAATTAGTGCCATATTATTATCCTTTAATATTAAGTATTAAATTATTTAAAATTTCTTTCAATTCTTTAATTTCAGCTGATTGTTTTTTTATAATTTCATTTTGTTCTTTTATTGCTTCAATAAATAAACCAGCAAAATTACCATATGAAACACCATACTCATCCACATCAGCTGCGTATGTTACTACCTCAGGTAATATTTTTTCTACTTCTTGTGCAATTACCCCTATATTTCTTTTTTTGGTTTCATCATTAATTCTACTATAAAATACACCTCTCATTTGTGATACTTTATCTAAAGCATTATCAACAGTTATAATATTTTCTTTTGCTCGTCTATCAGAATAAGCTACTATATTACCTTCAGAATAAATACCTTTAGCTACATATATACCATATGCTCCAGATGTTGAAGATGTACAAAATCCCGTACAGTTATTTCCTAACGAATGATACAATACCCATCTTCCAGCGTCTTGTAAATATATTCCACCATTACCACTCTCCCACATATAGTGAGGTAAATATGCTGAATCGATTACGTGTCCATACCATCCATTTCTATTACCATTCATTCTCCAAGCACCATATGTGATGTTGTTTGGATACCAGTGAGCTCCGTTTTGACTGGCGTAATATCCCGTGTCATTGGTCCACATCCATTTATACTTAAATGAATAGTTTGATGAACCTGCCAATTGGATACACAAATCACTCATATCGTAATCAGAATAAACTCTAGTTCCTTCATAAGAACCAGCATTTCCTCCCAATTTAATACCAGTATGATATGCAATTCTTAAATCCGGATAAGGATAACCCCATCCACCACCTTCTTGGAAGATAGAGTATGCATTTGTACCTTGTCCAGAGTTACCACCAGTACCAATGAAATCTATACGAGCTGCTCTCATATAGTTGTTGAATTCACCAGAACTCATTTGAGAATATCCAGTAGGGTCAGTATAATATGCCGTATTGTTTTGGTCATAGAATATTGGTGCTCTAGAACTACCATTTGAATATGAGTTACCACCTCTATCAATATAGAAGTCGGTAGTACCCCAACTTTGGTTTCTATGTCCGTGGTCGTGATTGATTCTAAAATAAGAATCATCTGCATATCCATATCCACAAGACCATGTATTACTATTAAATCCGCTTGAGAATAAGATAGAAGGTCTATCACCTCCAGGTCCACCATTTACTCTAAATTCACCAACAATACCCCAAGAGTTATCACCCTGGTTGTTTGCTGCCATAAATGCTCTACTATTAGGACCTGTTCCAAGTTTTACAACTTCTAATACTAAACCAGTGTTTGTAAAATAACTATATCCATTAGGGTCTACATATCGAGATGTGTCATTGGCATCGTACATAATTGTAGAATATAGTGAACCAACACCAACTTCATTCAATCCGTACATTGCTAACTTATACCAAGCACGCTTTGAACTCCAATAAGATGTCCACCATGCACCTTCAATAGGTCCACCAACTAATTGCCACCCATATCCACTATTATATGAACTTACATAGTGAAGTGCCTGAACTCCAGTCCAGTGAGATGTACCAGCAGGTTGGTTAGCCGGATTACTCCATGTATCAAAGAATCCACTACCCCAAGTAAATACAGAGATAAGGTCCGTTGTACCCCATCCCATTGAACCTACCCAATAGTTAGTATCTCCAGTATAATCATTTCTTCTAAAGTTACCCTTTGCAGTTAAACCAATTCTCATTTTACCATAATTGGTCAAACCTTGCCAGTTGGTCTCACTATTAAAATCACCATAATATCCAGTATCTCTATCGTAATAAATTGGTGCGTTCATTTGGTCTCTTGCCCAAATTCTAGAAGAAATTGCTGCGAATGTAGTACCATAGTTCATTACTAATAATCCGTGGTCATTTAAAAATCCAGCTTGTCCTCCAGCGTTTGGATGTGACCAAGCTAAACCATATAAGTTACCAGGACTACTTCCATCAATTGCCAATTTATATGAATCACTCATTGCAAATACACCCTGATATCTAGTAGATGTATAAACACCTACAACAGATTGTCCGTAGTTGTAATCTAAGTAAAGGTTATTGTTTGTACCAATTCTAACTGCCGAATTAAATCTAACAGAAGATGTACTATCTGCATTAAATCCTAATAATGTGTTTCCTGCTGAGTTATTTGATGAATAGAATCCACCTGCTTCGTAAGCGTAATAAGAGCCATCAACTAATGTATATCCTTGTCCACCTTTATATAGGATTACAAATTCAGAACCCCCAGACATAGCATGTCCCCAAGCTCTAGTAAATCCATAAGATGCTAAATCACCTAACCAACCACCACTATTATACCAAACTTGTGCGCCACCAATGGTCATATTAACGGCGTTAATACCACTATTTGTAAATGTTGCCGATGTTACACCATTACTACTTTGAACTCTAAATCCAGTTCCAAAATAGTATCTCATTTCTTCCCAATCATCATCCGCATTCCATATAAAGTGATTGGTATCTCCGTTAGTTCTTAGATATAATCTTTGGTCATTTAAACCATAAGAACCAGTCATATTTATACCACCACTAATAGGAATTGCGTATCCAGAATAGTTTCCAGCATGCAACATTGCTCTCCACCCACTTTGCCAGTTCGTAGTACCATACCATCCGTATCTATGAAGAATTTCACCCTGATAGAAATAGTATTGGTCATGTTGATGCCCACCTAATCCATAATATTCAATTAATGTACCATAAGATGAAGGTGCTCCACTTTGAGTGTAACTATCCCACATTCTAAAGGACATTGATTGAGTACCACTACCAGTACCATGAGCTCCCCAACTATAATCCCATTCTCTATAAGGGAATGTTACTTGGTTTACTACTATTCTATTACTATTCCATAAATAAGTTGTATCATCCGAAACATAATATAGTGGTGAACGTAAATTACCATTTACCGAATCAGGCGTTACATATACTTCCTGATTTACCATTCTTAATGTAGTAAAATTCGATGCACCTTCAGTACCAGTATTTAAATTGATTCTTTTTGATGAACCTCTATTTGATATATTGATTGCGCCAGCTCCATCTAAATTCATAGATAATCCATCAGTAGAATATGCTGCATAAGAACCAAAAGATTGTGTTCTACCACCCATACCAAACCAAACTCTTTGAGTACTATTATCATCATACATTCCCAATAACATATATCCAGATGCAGATGTATTATGCCATCTCATAAACGGAGCGCCACTACTATTGAATCTTGCTAAACCATTTACAATTAAACCGGCATTATTTACATTCAAATTACCAGTATCTAATGTTAAATAATTTGTTCCATTAATACTCCAATAATGAGCGTTATTATTAGAATCAATTTGATATGTTGTATATGCTCCAGAGTTTGAAGGTCTAGTTTGGAATCTCATTTTTGCACGGCTGGTGCCATTATCTACAGTCTCTATATAAAGACCTCCACTATCCATATCACTATAAGTGTAATATGAGTTACCACCAGAAGACCATCTTAAATTACCAACCGCTTGTATAGTAGCTTGAGGAGTACCAGTACTTCCAGCTATTAAGCTATTTGTTACTTTAACGTTTGCATCACTAGTACCAACTGATAAAATAACTGCATCTAAATCTTCATTATTATAGAAACGAACACCACCATATCCAGGCTGTGCACCCATACGAATACCAGTGTGCCATCTTAAATCCAATTTAGTATAGTTACCACCAAAATTTTCTAAGTTTGTACCGATGTAGTAATTGCTATTTGCATCAGAGTCACCACCACCAAAATGTAATCTAGTAGAACCTACTGAACTATATGCCTGATTACTAAAGTTACCACCAATTACAGCTCTACCTGTTACTGTTAAATCATTAAAAGTAGGAGAATCGGTTGTACGAACATACTGATTCATATAATATGCATATGGAGAATTGAAATCAGTAAGAACTAATCTACCACTTCCCCAATTTGCCGAATCAAATGCTTGTTTTGCGAAGAAAACATTTTCTGAGTATTTGTCACTTACAATAGCGAAACTACTCTTAACATCACCACCACTATATGTACTTGTCCATAACACATCACTCCAAGGACCACTAAATCCTAAATTACCACTGGATAGCATTGCTACTTTAAACTTACCAGCTCCAAATATAGCGTTGTTTGGTTTTTCACTACCACCACTCACATAGTAACCACCTAAATAGTTATCTGCTCTTGTATATTGTCTTTGGTCATAATAAGTACCTTCTTGCCCATCCAATAAATCTGAATTGAGGCTTGATACTAATGTAGTTGATGAAACTACCAATGGAGATGTACCAGTTGCAACTCCTAATGTTAGTCTATTATGTGTTACGTTATCAGTTGTTCTAACCGGTTGGTTTAAATAATCTGAGAATTGGTAACCGTCCCATAAATCCGCATCCAATCCAGTACCAGTTCCATCATTTGCACTATGCCAAATTGTTCCAGCAATATGTCCTTGATTTGCAGTTGTCATAGTTACCCATCCAACCGATGACCAAGATGTATTATCCGTTCTATTTCTTATTTTGAATCCTCTAACAGGAGTATTATATTCAAACTCCATTTGAACTGTTCCAGTAGAACCACCCATATTAGTAGACCACAATCCAGAACTATATCCTGTATAACTTAAGGTTCTAAATCCATTATCAACATAAGTATCAATACTAGTACCAGTACCTCCACTTAAATTTCTAAAGAATAATGAATTTTGTTGTCCACCTAAATAATCAGAGTTTAAGTTACTAACTAAAGTTGTAGATGATACTGCTAATGGTGATGTACCAGTTGCTACAGTTGATGTTATTCTATTGAATGATGGTGAATCAGTTGTACGAACATTTTGGTTCATTAAATGAACTTCAGTTGCTCCTTGTCCACTATCAACAGTTCCACTAAGAACTAAATTACCAGCTATGTATGTGTTATCGTCGTGATACCATCTATCACTACCTTCATCCCAATAAAATTGTTTTGTTGCTGCATTGCCTCTCTTAACTTCTATACCAGCATTTTCAGTTGGTGTAGTTGATGCTCCAATATCTGCGTTAAGTGTAATGATATTATCACCTACATTTAATGTTGTTGTATTAATATATGTTGTTGTACCACTTACAGTAAGGTCACCACTAATTGTAGCGTTACCAGTTACTGCTAATGTAGTACCATCGAATCTTAAATTTGCTTCAACAGTTCCGTTAGGAGCTGAACCATTTAGTGTGATTACACCATTATCAGTTGTACCAGTTAATGCTAATAATCCAGATGTACCAGATGTACCACGCGTACCTGATGTTCCACTACTTCCAGAAGTTCCAGAAGAACCAGAAGTACCACTACTTCCAGAAGTTCCAGAAGTTCCAGAAGTACCACTACTACCGCTTGTACCAGCAGAACCACTTACTCCAGAAGTTCCCGATGAGCCACTTGTACCAGAAGTTCCTGAAGTACCTCTACTACCACTTGTACCAGAAGTTCCAGCCGAACCACTTGTACCAGAAGTTCCTGAAGTTCCAGCCGAACCACTCACCCCACTACTACCACTAGTCCCACTACTACCACTTATACCAGAAGTTCCTGAAGTGCCTCTACTACCACTTGTACCAGAAGTTCCTGCTGAACCAGAAGAACCTTGTGCTCCAGAAGTTCCAGATGTTCCTGCTGAACCAGAAGAACCTTGTGCTCCAGAAGTTCCAGATGTTCCCGATGTACCTGCCGAACCTGAAATTCCAGATGTACCAGAAGTTCCTGATGTTCCTGCTGAACCAGAAGAACCTTGTGCTCCAGAAGTTCCAGATGTTCCTGCTGAACCCGATGAACCTTGTGCTCCAGAAGTTCCTGATGTACCTCTACTTCCACTTGTTCCCGAAGTTCCTGAAGTTCCCGATGAACCCCCACTACCACTTATTCCAGAAGTTCCAGATGAACCAGAAGTTCCTGATGAACCAGAAGTTCCTGATGTACCTCTACTTCCACTTGTTCCCGAAGTTCCCGATGAACCACTTCCTCCACCGGCTCCAGTTATACCTGAAGTTCCCGATGAACCTCCACTACCAGCCGTTCCATTCGTTCCACTTGTACCGCTTGTCCCACTACTACCAGAAGTTCCTGATGTTCCATTTGAACCGCCACCACCAGTTATACCACCACTTCCTGCAGTTCCAGAAGTTCCCGAAGTACCACTACTACCACTTCTTCCAGAGGTTCCCGATGTACCAGCTGTACCAGTTGTACCACCCGTACCATTTGTACCACTTATTCCCGATGAACCACTCGTACCGCTTGTTCCACTACTACCACTTAGTCCAGATGTACCGCTTGTACCAGAAGTTCCTGATGTTCCAGAAGTTCCTGATGTTCCAGAAGTTCCTGCCGAACCCGTTGTACCACTACTACCGGTTGAGCCCGATGTTCCAGAAGTTCCTGATGTACCACTTGTACCACTACTACCGCTTGTACCAGAAGTTCCTGATGTTCCAGAAGTTCCTGATGTTCCAGAAGTTCCTGATGTGCCAGCCGAACCAGTTGAACCAGAAGTTCCTGATGTTCCAGAAGTTCCTGATGTTCCAGAAGTTCCAGACGAACCCTGAGAACCAGAAGTTCCTGATGAACCCGATGTACCAGATGAACCAGATGTTCCTGATGTTCCCGATGTTCCAGAAGTACCAGATGTTCCTGATGTTGCTGCTGCTGTTTTTACACCAACTCTACCAGTTGTTGTATTATAAACTAAAACTTCATTTGTACTACCATCTTGCGGTAAAGAACCAACACCAAATGTTAATGAACCAGTAATCCCAACACTTCCAGTAAATTCCTGCTTATCAGTTTGAGCATCACCAAATTTTGATGAACCACTTGCGTAGATTATTGATGATGATATATAAGTTACTTTTAATTCAGTTGCATTTATTGTACCAGCTACTGTTAAATCAGTATTAACTACTAAACCTTTATTTGGAGAAATTATTGCCGTTGCTGAACCTGATTTTAATCTATCCAAATCACCAATTGATGTAGCTGATATATTAAACAATCCACTACCATCTCCTCTAAACAAAGATGCTGATATTGATGATGAAATATTAAAAGAGCCACTAATTTGGGTATTTGCTTTTATTTGAAGTGGTGATGTACCAATTACTCCAATTACATTTGTTTGTACTGCAGAAGAACTAAAATTTCCTACAATATTAACAGATTCAGATGAGGCATTTAAAATAGGAGAACCACTTACAAAAAGTGATACACTATTTACACTAGTCTGATTTAAACCATTTGGATTATTACCGTTAAACGCCATTTAATATATCTTTTTATTATGTCAATTCTAATACTGAAACAATTACATCTGCCGAAGCTGCTAACGATGATGTAACTGAAATAAAGTCTGTTGCTTCTAATACAACTTTTTGGTCTCCACCTACCATAACATTTGAACTACCTTGTACAATTAAAGCATTCTTTACCAAAAATACGCATTTGTTTCCACCATTGTCTCTAAGCATTACACTTACAGAAATATTTTGAGTTGATGTATTTGCTACATTGACACCAATTACAGTTGCTGCTGTTCCTGCCGGAGCTTCATATACTTTTACGCCTGTTATTCCGATTGAACTTGTTATACTATTTTTAAATGTATTTGCCATTTTGTTTTATTTTTATCCTAATGCTATTGCAAAGGCTATTGCCGAATCTAATACGTCCACACCATCTACTAAATAACCACCTTGTGTTAATCTAATAGAACCAGTAATTATTTGAGAACCAGTAACAGATAATCTTTGATTTATATTAAGAAAATCAAAAGATGCTTGAGATACATCAATAGTTCCTTTAAATGAACCAGTAAATGAACCAGTAAATGAACCGCTTAAATTTGCGTATGCATTTGAAGCTTGAATAATTGAACCTGAAAATATTGGACTATGTATTACCATCTATATCTATATACTTTTGTGTTATGTGTATAAATATAAATAATTTTCCTTTTAAGGTTTCACAGGCCAAGTTATACTAAATGGATTGGGTTGAGATGTAATATCTCTTAAAGATTGTCTGTATTCAGACCAAATTGCTTTTGTTTCAGCTGATACATCTGCTAATTGTGTCCAATCACACTCTACCAATAATTCATTTCGAGTTTCTCTAACAATAAACCATTGATTTTCTAATCTATAATCTATTTCAGTTTGAGATGCATTGGTTTGAATCCAATTTTGATAATATACACCATCAGTTAAAACAGGCGTTCCTTCGGTGATATTTTTTGTGTAATCGGTTGGCATTGGAGTTGGAGTAACTACATACATATCCCACTCTATCAATGATGTATCAGTTAATTCGCTAGGTAAGCTTACATTTGGAAATGCTGCTCTTAATTGAGGAATACTATAAGGATAGTTTATTGTTTCATCTATAATTCGTAAATACATATTATTTAAAGTTTACAGGTATTGATGCAAAATTTGATAAACCAGTACAATTGTTGAATGCATCAGTTCCAGATGGAGTTGGAGTTCTTAACCACAATTCAGGTGCAGTTCCCGTTAATGAATTTACAGTTGAACTCATATTATAAATATTATTAAAAATAGTTACGTTTGTATTAAATGTAAATTGTAATACATTTGTTAATGCTCTACAATTTCTAAAAGTTGATGAAAAGTTTACTACTAAAGTATTAGTATCAAATAATGTAGAAGGTACTGATGTTAATCCAGTACAAGCAAAAAAGCAAGATGCAAATGTTGTTGCTAAAGTTACATTATCAAATAATCCAGTTGGTACGGTTGTTATAGTTGTTATACCAGAAAAACTATCCGTAAATGTTGTTGCGTTTGGTGAATAATCAAATACATCCTCAGGAATTGCTGTTATTCTAGTACCTCTCATAAAAGAGGCAAAAGAAACTACCTCTGCTAAACCAGTATACCCACCCACACCACTCAATGAAGCACTTCCAGGTATTGCTGTCAAATTAGTACATCCATAAAAATTTATAGTTCTTAATCCAACAATTCCCCATTGTACTAATTCCGTAACAAGAGTTCTAATACCAGCATTATTATCGACACGAAAACCTGGCATAAATCCATTTATAGTAATTGTATAAGTTCCGGCTGTTACAAAGGTATGTATTCTATCTACTGAATTTGATGATGTTATTAGTGGTGATGATGTAGAATCTCCCCAGCTAATCGTTAAATTAGGAGTTAAACCACCATAATCTACTAAAGGAGTTGTAAATACAGTATTAGCCGTAGTCGTTGTTATTCTAAATACAAACGGAAAAACTGCCGATGATTCTGATTCTACTAGTCTTCTAAATATTCCCATAACTATAATTATTAACTTAAGTTTTTACCTGTTACAAATCCATAGTAAGATGTTCCACCATTATAAGTGTAGAATACTAAAACATCAGTTCCAGAAGAAGTAAGTATTGGCGCACTTCCACCAACCCAATCAACACTAGCAGGCCAAGTAATTGCATATGCTCCGGCATTTACGGTTACTAATGTAAATCCAAATCCAATTGGAGAATTAGGTGCGTTTGTTATTGTTATTGTTGCAGTTCCGTTAAATTGTCTTCTAAAGTTGTTTGCTGTTGATAAATCCAATGTTGCACTTCCACCAGTTCCTAAATCATTAAATGTTTCTCTATATGTTGTTGATATTACGTTACCTACTACTGCTAAATTCGTACCATCAAATGTTATATTACTTTCAACAGTTGCACCAACGGGTGCATTTGTGTAAGTTAATAATCCATCATTGGTTGTTCCAACCAAAGAAAATCCATTTGTACCAGAAGTTCCAGATGAAAATGCCGGTGAATTAGTACCCGATGTACCATTTGCACCACTAGTCCCAGATGAACCAAAGAATGTACCATTTAATCCAGAAGTACCATTTGCACCACCACTACCAGAAGTACCAGATGAAAATCCCGGAGCGTTTGTACCTGATGTACCAGAAGAACCGGAAGCGCCAGTCTCACCATTAATACCACTCGTACCACTGCTACCAAAGAATGTACCATTAACACCAGAAGTTCCTGATGTACCAGAAGTTCCAGAAGTTCCTAATCCAGACGTTCCCGATGTTCCAGCCGTACCACTTATTCCAGAAGTTCCTGATGAACCGAACATTGTACCATTTAATCCAGAAGTTCCTGATGTACCAGAAGTTCCCGATGTACCAGCAGAACCAGATACTCCAGAAGTTCCTGATGTGCCGCTTGTACCACTACTACCAAACATAGTACCATTCAATCCAGAAGTTCCTGCTGTCCCAGAAATACCAGATGTGCCCGATGTACCACTTACTCCGGAAGTACCCGATGTTCCAGAAGTACCACTACTTCCAAACATTGTACCATTTAATCCAGAAGTTCCTGATGTTCCTGATGTTCCAGAAGTTCCTGATGTTCCACTACTTCCACTTACTCCTGAAGTACCACTTGTACCACTACTTCCAAAGAAAGTTCCATTTAATCCAGAAGTTCCTGATGTTCCCGATGTACCAGAAGTTCCTGATGAACCATCCGTGCCATTTAAACCAGAAGTTCCCGATGAACCACTTTCTCCAGAAGTACCACTACTTCCGAACATTGTACCATTTAAACCAGAAGTTCCCGATGAACCACTTTCTCCAGAAGTTCCAGATGTACCAGCTCCGCTTGTACCAGAAGTACCATCAAAACCAGATGTTCCACTACTTCCAAACATTGTACCATTTAAACCAGAAGTTCCTGAAGTTCCAGAAGTTCCAGAAGAACCACTTTCTCCAGAAGTACCTGAAGTACCACTTATTCCAGAAGTACCACTACTTCCAAACATTGTACCATTCAATCCAGAAGTTCCTGAAGTACCATCAGTACCATTTATTCCCGATGTACCACTTGTACCACTTGTACCAGACGTACCATCAGTACCATTTATACCAGAAGTTCCTGAAGAACCAAAGAAAGTTCCGTTTAATCCAGAAGTTCCTGAAGTTCCGCTAGTACCATCCGTACCATTTATTCCACTCGTTCCACTACTTCCACTTTCTCCCGATGTTCCAGAAGTACCGCTACTACCAAAGAATGTACCATTTAATCCAGAAGTTCCAGAAGAACCATTTTCTCCAGAAGTTCCTGATGAGCCATTTTCCCCAGAAGTTCCTGATGTTCCCGATGTACCATCAGAACCACTTACGCCGCTTGTACCACTACTACCAAAGAATGTTCCGTTTAAACCAGAAGTTCCTGATGAACCATTTTCTCCAGAAGTTCCTGAAGTTCCTGATGTGCCACTTGTACCGCTTGTACCAGAAGTACCACTACTACCAAAGAAAGTTCCATCTAATCCAGATGTTCCTGATGTACCACTTGTACCACCACTTCCAGATGTTCCAGAAGTTCCATCACTACCACTTGTGCCGCTTGTACCGCTTGTTCCATCACTACCAGAAGTTCCTGATGTTCCAGAAGTTCCATCTGAACCATTTGTACCGGATGTACCAGCTGAACCATTTGTACCTGAAGTTCCCGATGTACCACTTGCTCCAGAAGTTCCTGATGAACCACTTTCTCCAGAAGTTCCAGAAGTTCCTGATGTACCATCAGTACCAACACCACTTGTACCACTTGAACCAGCACTACCATTTGTACCACTTGTACCAGATGTACCTGAAGTTCCAGATGAACCACTTTCTCCAGAAGTTCCTGAAGTACCAGATGTACCATCAGTACCAACGCCGCTTGTACCAGAAGTTCCGCTTGTACCACTTGTACCAGACGAACCATCACTACCACTTGTGCCTGATGTTCCAGATGTACCAGAAGTTCCCGAAGTACCCGATGTACCACTACTACCACTAGTACCACTTGTACCAGACGAACCATCACTACCGCTTGTACCAGATGTACCGCTTGTTCCAGAAGTTCCCGATGTACCGCTTGTACCAGATGAACCCGATGTACCATCCGAACCAGAAGTTCCTGATGTTCCAGAAGTTCCAGAAGTTCCCGATGTACCCGAAGTTCCAGCCGAACCAGTTGAACCAGAAGTTCCTGATGAACCAGAAGTTCCCGATGTACCATCTTGTCCAGCTGAGCCGGATGTACCAGAAGTTCCTGATGTACCATCTGAACCAGTTGAACCAGATGTACCACTTGTTCCAGATGTACCAGAAGAACCACCACTACCAGATGTTCCACTACTACCACTATCACCACCACTACCAGAAGTTCCCGATGTACCAGAAGTTCCCGATGTACCAGAAGTTCCCGAAGTACCACTACTACCATTAGAACCAGAAGTTCCTGAAGTACCCGATGTACCAGAAGTACCTGCTGTACCAGCAGAACCATTTGTACCGCTTGTTCCCGATGTTCCAGAAGTTCCTGATGTTCCAGAAGTTCCTGATGTTCCAGAAGTTCCTGATGAACCACCACTTCCTGCAGTTCCATTTGTACCGCTTGTTCCTGATGTTCCTGATGTTCCAGAAGTTCCAGAAGTTCCTGATGTTCCGCTTGTGCCTGATGTTCCAGATGTTCCGCTTGTGCCTGATGTTCCAGAAGTTCCCGATGTCCCAGATGTTCCAGAAGTTCCCGATGTTCCAGATGTTCCAGAAGTTCCCGATGTTCCAGATGTTCCTGATGTTCCAGAAGTTCCTGATGTTCCTGATGTACCAGAAGTTCCTGATGTTCCTGATGTACCAGAAGTTCCTGATGTACCATCTAATCCAGAAGTTCCAGAAGTTCCTGATGTACCAGAAGTTCCTGATGTACCAGAAGTTCCTGATGTACCATCTACTCCAGATGTTCCAGAAGTCCCAGAAGTACCGCTTGTACCACTTGTACCAGAAGTTCCTGATGTACCATCCGTTCCACTTATACCAGAAGTTCCTGATGTACCAGATGAACCCACAGCTGCTGCTATATTTCTATATCCTAATTTTTTTGTTACTGTATCCCATATTACTACTTGCTCATATGATGCAGATGGTAAATTTCCAAAAAATACACTACCACTCACACCCAAACTAGCACTAACTACTAAAGATGCTCTAAAAGTTTGGTCAGTATTAATTTGTAAGAACGATGAAGTATCACTTCCAGCTGCATTTAAAGCGTATGATGCAGTAAATGCAAATATTGCTAATGAAGCCGTACCAACTCTCATTGATGCGGTTTGGAAATTTTGTATAAAGTTAGCCGTATCAACGTTTGATGCATTTTGTGCAAATAATGCATATGATGCGGTAATTGCTAAAGAAGCAGTACCAACAGTCATTGAAGATGTTCTACTATTTCTTACATAATCAGTTAAATTAAGATTACTTAAATCAGCTACATATGATGCGGTTTCTGCAAATTTAGAATTTAAAACAGCCATTGAAGCTGTTTGGTCATTTCTTACATAAGCGTTTGCATTTGATAACGATGCTGATAATGCTACCAACGATGCCGAATCAAATCCAGTTACAGCGTCTGCTAAAGCTGCTCTCCTAGCATAAGATGCCGAATAAACTTCACCAAATACCCTATCTCCATTAATAGTTCCATTTATTAAAGAACCACCACTACCAATTACAACATGTCCAGATGTTAATCCACTAAATACAATTTGTATAGTATCATCATCAATTGATTTTATTGTTCCAGGTAAAATTTGGTCTTCAGAACCAGTAGCGTACACCTGAACCATTGGATATTTTATACCCAAATTGTGTACAATAGTTAAATTACTTACATTATTAAATGCTACTGTTTCAGTTAATGATGTTTCCGGCTGAGGTATGAAATATCCTTGTGTTGGATTGAATCTTAAAATATCATATTCTGCACTAGCCGTAGCCCCAACTCCTTGGAAATTATATGTACCTAAGAATGAACCGGTAAATAATTGAGATTTAATAACATTACTTGCCGTAATATTATTTACTAATATTTTATTCAATACATTCAAATCACCTTGTATAGATGCTGATGTATTTACAACTAATCCTAAATTTGGAGAGATTTGTGCAGTTACAGAACCAGATTGTAATAGAGAAGTTTCAAATGCTAAATTAGCGATATTGATATTTCTTAATCCACTACCATCTCCAATAAATGAAGAACCAGATGCTGCTATTACATTTCCACCACTAACAAATACCGAACCACTCACAGTTAGTGAACCAGAGAATATTCTTACAGATGTATTTACTTCAAATCCTTTATTTGGAGATATCACACCTTCAACCGAACCAGATATAACTCTATCTA